TACGAGGTCGATGAAGCAGGAAGCCCATTGGCTTAAGACAATGGGTAGTTCACAACCGTTGGCTGTAAAAGGCTTGCAGGTTCAAGTCCTGTGTACGGCGTTCTCGCGTGTAAACAGAAAAGAGAAATAAGTTGTTGGTTATCTAATTTCTCTAAAACCATCTACATGTGAGTTGATGTGTGGCGGAATGGGTAAACGCTAACTGATGGTTAAGAAAACGGTGTGCATCAAGAATTGCTATTAACAAGTCTGGTAAATAGCTGTAAGCAATTACACCAATAAATCCGTTAGAAAATAAAAATCCATTTATCCCTATTCGTAGGTGCAGACTAACTAGCGGAATTTCATGTGTGGTTCAAATCCACACCACATCAATTATAGCGGATAGTTCAAACGGAGATACCTCTTGACGACACCAAGAGGTCACAGGTTCAATTCCTGTCTATCCGATTATCAAAAATAAGGAGATATGTCTATGGCGCAAGGAGTTAAAACACGGGACATTGATAAGTTCTCGGAGGGTGTAGCAAAATACTTAAACAGGGAATGTAGTCAGGTTAAGGCAGCAGAGATAGCCGGAATGAGTGTTCCGACTTTTATGAAGTATGTGAATAAATTCTTAACCGGCGAAGAATTACCGGACACATTATTTACGCCAAGGAAAAGATAACTAGGAGGGATGTAATATGTGTGAATTTTGTGAAGATATAGCAACAAACAATGATGAATATATGAAAAAAAGATACGCCGGTGGAGATTTTATCTGCAAAGATGAAGATGGATTCGGAGTGCTGATTGACACAGGAGATAGTGGTTGTCTTGGATATATAAAAATTAACTATTGCCCTATCTGCGGGAGAAAGTTGGTGGAATAATGGCTAAAGAGGTGTTACTTGACCATTCAAGCGGAATTGTTAGATTATTTCTTGATGGCGAATTTTTAAAAGGAGTAATAAGTATTGATGGTATATCAAATATTTATCAAAAAGACACGGCAAAAGAAATTCAAATAACATTACTAGCAGACAAAGTTAAGGTAAAACTTCCAGATGGTGAAATAAAGGATATATCAGAAATGTAGAAAGCTGGTGCAAGAATGAACGATTTTTTAAAATTTTTTGGCGATAAAGCAAAAGACTTTCCAATGCATCTTAAAATTACTTATAGCAAAATATGCGATTGGAATATTTTGATTTATAAAAGCGGCTGTGCTGATTATTACCTTGAAGCTAAGCGCAATGGCGGAGATGTAATAATTGTCAATGAAAGTGATTGCGACATGGAGCTTTGCTTTGCTAAAGCACATGTAAAACTGAAAGAATGGCTTTTAGAATTTAATGGCGGATATTAAGGCGGTGGAAGAATGAGTAATATACATAAATTCAAAGTAGAACCAATAGAAGGACACAAGGCATGTGCTAAAGTTACAGTTGATGGCGAACAATGCTCATGCCATTCGTATAAAATAGAACATTATGCCAGAAGCCTTCCAAAGGTCGATATAAACCTTGTTGCCGATGTGCAATATGAGCAAGATGCAGAAATCAACATTGTAAACTTGCATGAAATAGCTTCACTGATGGACAAGAAAACATTCAAGAAATTTTGCAGAGTTTGGGAGGATATTCACGATGAAGCATAGCAAAGAATGGCACACTTGCGATAGGTGCGGAAAAGAAATAATACCTAAGAGCTGGAAAGAAGTTAGATTTAAGCAAGTTGGATGTTGCGGAGATATAGTTCCCACTTTTGAAGATAATGATATGTGTCTTGAAATCAAGAATGTTCGCAGATATGAATTTTTAGAAAGAACATATGATTTATGCCCTGAGTGCAGGAAAGATTTTGAGAGGTTTATGAGGAATGAGCATAGCAGATATAATTAAATCAATAGAGTGTGGAGCGTTTAGAGAGATACAGCCGCATAAAATAGGCGGTTTAAATGGTGAGCTTATAGATTGTTCTACTTTAGAAGATGAACCTGTTATTGCGGCAGATAATGAAGCAGACAGGCAAGCGTTAAGAGATTGCTTTAAGGGGTGAGATTATGAAAATATCAGAAATGAATAACTGCATCGAAAAAATGCGTGATTGTTACAAGTTTGATGATAATAAAACGGAAATAAGACTTGGCAATATACCAAGTGGTGACTGTGACAGATATGTAACTGTCGGCACAAGGGACGAAAACGGAACACAGATTGAAATGACAAGGCGTGCGGATGAATTAAAACAATGATTGCTGATTATCAGCGGAAAGGAATTTTTATGAAAAAATTATTTGTAAGCGTGCCGATGAAAGGCAGAACAGAGGAAGAAATCAAAGCAAGTATTCAGAAGATGAAAAAGATTGCTGAAATATACGAGGGCGAAGAGTTGGAGCTTATCGACAGCTACATTGAGGATAACCCACCTAAAGATAGCAAAGAAGCTGTATGGTATTTAGGCGAAAGCCTTAAGAAGCTGGCATGGGCTGATGTATTTATTGGAATAAACGATGCTTGGGATTGGAATGGATGCTACATTGAAATTGAAACAGCAAAAAGATATGGCATTAAAATATATATGATTCCGGCAAGCTATGTAATTGATGATTACAATACACTTGTACAGAAATTACATCCGGTTTGCAATGAAGCAATGCCAACATTCTAACAAAAATTTACCGGCTACAGATTGATTGTAGTCGCTACCCTAAAACAGTTATAGGCAGAGGTCTATAAGCACCTTTGCTTTTTAAAAGTGGAGGTGCTTTTCTTTATGTCTGAATTGGAAAGTTTAATTTCTGATTGCGAAAAATACATATCCCAAAAAGAAATAGATGAAAACATTATAGAAGTCTACTACAACGTGTGCCAGCTTGCCAAGAATGAGGGCGAAATTGACACAATGTTAAAATGTACAGCTAGGACAAAAGAACTTATAGAAAAGGCTTGTATGCGTGATATAGGCATAGATATTTTTGAACTTGAAAAATATACATTCAACAACAATATAGACAATGATTTAGTCAATAGATATTTTGATACCTTATTGCTTGAAGCTCCGCACTTATTTCACAGCTATTTGCTTTATCTTGAAAAAGACAGAGAAGAGAGTGAAAGATTTTATCAGCCAAAAATGAAACAGCTTAATAAATACGGGCTTATTCAAGCTATGCAAGATTTGGAAGACGACAAATATAATAGATTATGTATTTCTATGCCACCAGGAACGCAAAAAACTACACTGGAAAAATTTTTTTGCTCTTGGATAATTGGCAAGCACCCTAAAGATTACAGCCTTTTCTTTTCTCACAGCAACGAAATTGCAGGAAAGTTTTATAAAGGAGTGCTTGACATAACAACAGATGATAAAGAATATAAATGGAATGTTATTTTCCCTAATTTACCATTACAAAGCACAAATGCACAGGCACAAGAAGCTAATTTTGGTAAATACAAAGCATTTTCAAGTATTCAATGTTCATCAATAGGAGCTAAGAACGCAGGTAAGGTTAGAACTAACCGTTATTTATATTGTGATGACCTTATAGGCTCTATTGAAGAAGCACTTAATCCAATAATTCTTGAAAAAATATGGAGAATTTATGGAGTTGATTTAAAACAAAGAAAGCTAAACGAACAAGTAAAAGAAATAATTATAATGACCAGATGGAGCACAAAAGACATTATTGGACATATTATTGAGCTTTATGGAAACGACCCAAAGTTAAAAATTATTTCTATTCCAGATATTGACCCTAAAACAGGGAAAAGTAATTTTGACTATGAATATAATGGAATGTCGGTGGAGTTTTTTAATGATCAAGCACTGACAATGGATGATATATCTTATAGATGTCTTTATAAGCAAGATCCAATAGAACGTGAGGGATTGCTTTATCCAGAAGACAAAATAATGAGGTACAAAGAACTTCCTAAAACACGAATTAAAAGAATTACTGGACAATGTGACACGAAATCCTCTGGTACTGATTTTTATGTGTTTCCTTGCCTGGTTGAATTTGAAGGATATGAGGGAACGTATTACTGCACTGATACTATATGCAACAATTCGGCAGATTACGAAAAACAATATGAAAATTCAGCAAATTTAATTGTCGATAATGAAATGCAAGATTGCGATTTTGAAGCCAATCAAGGCGGAGATAGGGTTGCAAATGAAGTCAGAAAACGAGTAGAAGAAAAAGGCTGGTTATGCAATATATCAGATACTGCAACCGAAACAAACAAAGAAGCAAGAATATTTCAGTGTTCTAGTTGGGTATTGCAACATATTGTGTTCAAAGATAGAAGCCTATATGAACCTAAGAGCGATTATGCAGAGATGATGAGCTGGTTATTGAAATATTCAGTATCTGGTAAAAATTTGCACGATGATGTACCGGATGTTTTTTCAAATTTTGCATTAAGAATGAAAAGAGGAAATAGAGTAAAAAAGACAGTAATTATGTCAAGTCCAATATAACAGGAGGGAATTTATGGTAACAAAGGAAGTTTTATCACAATATTCGGATTTACAGGAAGAAATCAAAGAAGTAAGGCTAAAGATAGAACGACTTGAAAGAGATATACGTAAAATTGAAGCCGGGGAAACTGTTGTAGATTCTGTTTGCGGCGGAGATGGCGGTAAACAACATTTTAAGATTGAGGGCATACCATTTCCAGAGTATGGCAGAAAGAAAACGCTCCTATATGCAAGAAAAGCCACATTACAGTTATTGGAAGATGACTTATTAGAAAAAACCAATGAAGTTGAAGAGTTTATAGCCAAACTTGATGACAGCAGGATGAGAAGAATAATTAACCTTAGGTTTTTGGAAAATAAAAGTTGGGTTCAGATAGCACATATCATAGGTGGGAACACAGAAGATAGTATTAGAATGACTTTTAACCGGTTTATTGAACAAAAATAATAAAAGTTGTTCGATTTGTTCGGAAACAATATTGTATTATTACGATGAAAGTACTACTCCATAGACAATCTTTAAAAAGTATCGTCACTTAATTGTGGCGGTGCTTTTTTATTATGCAAAGAGGTAACAGAATGGATTTTTATAGTAACAAAGATAAATCAATTATATGTCCTAATTGCCACAAGCTCTTAACTAAGGCAGATAGCAAAGACCCAAGAACACATAAATTAGCGTGCAAGCATTGCCACAAATGGATATGGTATGTGCCTAACGATGATGATGATTTTCAGATTAAGGAAATACCACAAAGCAGAAGTTCAAGCGGTATGACATTTTATTAGAGGTGTAGATAATGCAAACAGGAAGAATTGCTATTTATACAGGTGCAAAAGAAATAACGCCTGACAATATAATATCAATTTTGCGTGAAGCAATTTTGGAACATGATATTAATTCCAACAGAATACAGTTTCTTCTTGATTATGACGCAGGAATACAGCCAATAGTTAGGAAGAATCCAAAGACTTACAGACCAGACATTGACTGTGAGTGCTGCGATAATGTGGCTAATGAGGTTACCGAGTTCTGCCTCGGGTTCAAGTGGGGAAACCCTATAACACTAGTTCAAAATGGCGACAATGAGGATTCTAACCTTACAAAAGCTATAGCGGAATTAAACAGTTGCTACGAATCGCAGAACGCAAGACAGAAGCAACAGGAACTTGCAAGATATGTTGAAATTGGTGGCGTCGGATATGTCCTTATTGATGTGAATACAGAATATGAGGATGGGGAAAGCTATTTCACATATGATGTATTAGACCCAAGAACAACATTTGTTGTAAGGTCAACAGCTTATAGTGACAAGAGGGTTATTCTTGCAGGCACTTACATTAAAGACAAACATAGCGGTGCAAGATATTATACCTGTTTTACAAAAGATATTCGCTATGAAGTTACGGATGGGGTAAAAATCACTAACGGACCAGAAAAAGGAAAAACAAAATGGGGATTTTTAGAGAGAAGTGGGGAAGAGAACCCATTACATAAAATCCCTATTATTGAATACACAAGGTCATTTGATAGAATGGGATGTTTTGAACGGCAAATATCTGAAATGGATAACTTAAACCTACTCATTTCAGATTTTACAAATGATGTCGAACAGAATACGCAGGCAGTATGGCATACAAATGATGTTGATTTCCCAGTTGAACAGGAAATAACGGTTAATAAAGATGAAACGCAACGCATTACTGAAAAAGTAAGGAAACCAAAATCTGGAGAATGGATGCAGACCTATACATCAGCAGATGGCAAAACTCCAATAGTTGAGCCACTTGCAATTAATTACGATTACACGGGTATGCTTAATAATATCCAATCAAGGCGACAGATAATCTTGCAGAAATGCAATGTGCCACAACGAAATGATAATAGTGGCGGAAGTACAGGAGTTGCAATGTCAGACGCAACAGGTTGGTCACAAGCTGAAACAGCAGCGGCAAAGCAGCAGTTAATTACGGATGGTTGCAAGATGGAAGAAATAAAAGTTGTTCTTGCGGCTATTAAGTTGTCAAACAATGTTAACAGCAGTAACCCATTACTTAAATTAAGGGCAATGGATGTAAAACCTAACATTAAGCGACAAAAAACTTATGAAATGTCAACCAAGGTTAATGCCATGGCAACATTGATAAGCCACGGATTTAGCCTTAAAGATACAGTTGATGCAATTCCATTCTTTGATGACCCTAACGATGTTGTAGCGAGAAGCGGAGAGATGGTTAAGGCATATCAAGACAGTATAATCAACAAAGGCACACAGAACCAAGCGGAGGGTGGAGATGGAGAACAGCCACCCAATAAAGACCGCACAATGCAAGACTTATCAGACCAGACAGAAAATAGTCCGGTTATAGATAAGAGCAGAACAGATAAATAATTGATATTGAGCCACAAGGTAGAAAATGCCTTGTGGCTTTTTATATGCCCTAGAGAAAGGGCAATACAAATATCGCAAGAAGTTGAGAGAACAACAAAAAACGCAGAAAGCAGAGGTAAAGAAATTATGGCAGATGTAATTAACACAACAACAGAACCAACAACCAACAATGAACCACAGAACGAAGAGCATACACCTAGCGTAGAAGAACTTATGGCACAGCTCGCTAGTGAAAGAGCTGAAAAAGAGAAGTATAAGAACGCTTCCGATAAAGCAAGTTCAGAAGCAGCTAAGTATAAGAAAGAACTTCGCTCGAAGCAGACAGCAGAAGAACAGGAAGCGGAAGCAAAAGCGGAAGCTGAAAAGTTGCAGGCTGAAAAGTTCGAGAACATGAGTAAAGAGCTTAATCATATGAAAGCTGTCAATGCTTATCAGAAAGTTATAGGTGATGGAAAGGATATTGATTCTTTGATTGAGGCAGTTGCAGATGCAGACCATAGCCTTATAGCAACTGTAATTGATAATGAAGTGCAAAGACAGGTTAAAGAAGCTAAGGCAGAGTGGCTTAAATCAAGACCGGCTATTAATGCAGGCGGTGGAGAAGAAAGCACGATAACACAGGAACAGTTCAACAAGATGAATTACCACGAAAGAGTGGAGTTCAAAAATAAGAATCCGGAACTTTATAAAAAGTTCACAGAGTAGAAAACGGAGGTAAATAAACTATGCCACAGACTAAGTTAGAAAATTTAGTAGACCCACAAGTAATGGCTGATATGGTATCAGCTAAGTTACCAAAGAAAATTAAGTTTTCGCCTATTGCAAGAGTTGATACAACACTTGTGGGCAGACCGGGAAGCACAATCGTTGTGCCAAAGTATGCTTATATTGGTGACGCAGAAGATGTAGCAGAAGGTGTTGCTATGGGTACAACAGTACTTACAACATCTACAACAGAAGCAAAGGTTAAGAAAGCAGGTAAGGCTGTAGAGCTTACAGATGAATCAGTATTATCTGGTTATGGCGACCCACTTGGTACAGCTATTAATCAGATTGCTATGTCAATCGCTGCAAAGGTTGATAATGACAGCTATGACGCACTTTGCACAGCACCTATTGATCACGATGGAACAGCAGCACCTATCAGCTATTCAGCAGTTGTAGCGGCTAATAGCAAGTTTGATGATGAATCAGATTCATCACTTACAAAGATATTGTTCATTAATCCGGCGCAGGAAGCTACATTACTTAATGACGATGATTTCAAGAGCAATGACAAGTACCCACTTAATGTAATTATGAATGGAACTATCGGTTCTATTGCAGGAGCGCAGGTTGTTAAGTCTAAGAAAGTTAAGCTGGTTAAGTATGAGCTTGATGATTCAACAGGAACAATCAATGTTGTAGCTGATACAACAAGTGAGGATGCAACGAATGTTCACCTTGACACAGCACTTGCACATACGCTTAAGCCAAAGGGCAAAGAAATTAAGGTAGGTAGCAAGTTAAAGGCCGTTACAACAGAGTTCTACGCTTGCCCTATTGTTATCGTGTCAGCAGATGACCCTAACGAGGACGCAGGTGCAGATGGCGCATCAGAGGAAGAGAATGCACTTACAATCTATATGAAGAGAAGCGTTGAGATTGAATCAGACAGAGATATTCTTGCAAAGACAACTGTTATCTCTGGTGATGAACATTATACAGCAGTCTTAAGCAATGATTCAAAGGTTGTTCTTGCTAAGTTCGGAAAGTAAGAGGTGTTTATATGTTATTAAGACGACATAAAATCAACGCCGCAAAGCAGAGCGAAGAAGTAACAGCAGATAATGTAAGACAGGAAGCTGTTTATGGAGATGAGCTTAAGTATGAGGAAGAGCAGGACAAATTCCCTGTTCAACCTACAAGCGATTACACAAAGACAGCTATTAAGCGTATGCCAACAGCGGACTTACAGACACTTGCCTTAGAACAAGGCATTGAGAATGCAATGGAGCTTACAGGAGCAGAACTTAAAGAACTGTTAATTGAAAAATTAGGATTATAGGAGCTGAATTATGGAATACACCGCATTGGAGCAAGTTAAAATCAGACTTAAACAATTTCATATTGATACAGTCACAAATGATGATGAAACAACATCTGATGTGGTAGTGTTCGATAACAGAGAAGATAATCCGATAATCGAACAGCTTATTAAACAGGCTACAGAAGATGTAAAGGCAAGAAGAAATTACCCCGACAGCTACACAAATGAAATGATAACCGAGGACTTGAAGAAATTTGAGAGTGTTATTGTTAATCTGGCTGTGTATGACCATTCACAAGCTGGTGAGAACTACATGGCGAGTATGAATGAGGGCGGTGTCAACAGAACTTGGAGAGATAGAGACAGCTTATTTGTTGGGGTATTTCCTTTTGCTAAGGTTTTATAGAAGATTGTGCGTTACCAATACGGTAGCAGGCGGCACACATTAAGGGTGGTGGGCAGTGTGCCATTATTAATTATGAAAGGCAGTATATCAATGCCAATAGCAGTAATTATAAGCATTATTTCAGTTGCTTTTTCCGTCTTTTTCGGACTGTTTACGTTGGGATTTAATCTTAAGAACAACAAAAAGTCTGACAATGCAGAACTTACAGAGCGTGTAAAAGAAAATACACGCATAAATATGAAACTTGACACAATATCAAGCAATACAACAGAGATAAAGAATGAAGTTACAGAAATGAGAAAAGAACTTAATTCTCACGATAACAGGATTATTAAGGTTGAGGAAAGTGTAAAGTCGGCACACCACCGAATAGACGGATTGGAAGCACGACTTAATGAAGATAAGGAGGTATAGCAGAATGGATATAACATCAGTATCAACAGTAGTCGCAATCGTTGCAATTACATATCTGATAGGCTTAGGAGCTAAGGCAATCCCACACATTAAGGATAATTACATTCCTATAATCGTAGGCGTTGCAGGCGGTATCTTAGGCGTTGTAGGTATGTATGTAATACCGGACTTTCCGGCAAATGACATTCTTAATGCAATCGCAGTAGGAATTGTGTCCGGATTATCAAGCACAGGCATTAATCAGATTTATAAGCAGGTAAAGAACAATGCTTGACATTAATAAGCAGGCTATGAAGTATTCGCTTCAAGGACAGACATTAACCATTTACGAAAGAGATGATGACGGCAATATCCTTTATGAGGGATATACAGACACAGAGGGTAACTTCATTCCTTATCTTGATGATGAGGGGAATAAGATATCTAAAGTCCTTGAAGAAAAGATAGGTTTTTCAAAGCCCGAGGATTTTGAAGCAAATATAGCTTTCAGCGGTGGAGAAGCACAGAGTAAAGAATACGGCTTTGACACAGCCGATTTTGACGCTATTTTGCTGACAGATAGGAATACATTACCTATTCAAAAAGGCGATCTTATTTGGCTTGATAGCAAGCCTACATACACATCTGACAGCCTTGTTGATGAAACGTCGGCAGACTTCACGATTGTAGGCATTAAGCCAGCATTGTACTCAACCAAATATATACTTAAAGCGGTTATAAAGTAGGTGCAATATGGCAAGACATACAATTAAAATATCCTTGTCTCAAAATTCGATAAATGAAGCTATCAGACAGCTAAAACAATACAAGGAATGGATTACTGAAAAGACTTACCAACTTGTTAAAGAGCTTGCGGAAGTCGGAATACCTGTCATAGATGAAAATATGGCAAAAGCAAACTACACTTACGATGCAGAAGGCATTAGAAGCGGTTCCAACACAAACCATTATACATACGTCAAGCTTCGGTCTTTCGGTGGCTACAATGAAGCAATACTAATTGTAGAGGGCAAAGAACTTATGTTCATTGAGTTTGGAGCCGGTGTTTTTTACAACGGAGAAGCAGGCACAAGCCCACATCCTAAGGGCGAAGTAAATGGTATGGTAATCGGTTCTTATGGCGAAGGACACGGCGTTCAAAAGATATGGGGATATTATGCAGACAGCGGAGAACTTATTCTTACACACGGCGTAGAAGCACAAATGCCTGTTTACAAGGCTGATATGGAAATAATCCAAAAATACACAGAAGTGGCAAGGAGAGTGTTTGGTTAATGGTAAATGCTAATGATTGGGCGACAGACCTGGAAAGTACAGTTGTAGCACTTGTCAAGGCTAAGAGCTTACCACAGTTACAAAAGAAATACCCCAAGGTCAGAATTACTGACGAGGGAGAAAGTAGCGGTTCGGCAGTATTTCCTACCGTATACATTCATTTATTAACCCCAACCGAACAAGGGCAAACGCTTGACGGACAGACAATTAATGCATTGTTAGCGACATTTCAAGTAGATGTTACAACTAACACAAGCAAGTCTGATTGCCGTAAGGTTATGGCAACAGTTATGAATGTTTTTAAAGAAATGAGATTTCAAGGCAAAGCATTGCCGGAAACTTCAATAAACAACAAGATACATCACAGCGTGGCACGCTTTAGCCGTGTCATCGGTGCGAATGACAGATTAATTTAGCAACAAAGAGCAGAAATGCTCTTATTTTTTTTATCCAACAGGAGGTAGACAAATGGCAAATGCAGTAGCAGGGTTAAGCACATTAGGCGTTACTTTTTCTTACGGCGTTGAAACAACGGCAGGAACAAAGCCAACAGCCTTTAAGTTGCTTTCAAGAATTAACTCTATTGGCGAAATTACGGTAACACCGGAAGCAATAGACGCTTCGGCGCTTGAGGATAGGCAGACAAGAAATATTGCCGGAAGAGATACTGTATCTGACACAGTTACAGTCACAGTAAACAAAACAGACGAAACTATTGAGGAATGGAAAGCTGTTATCACCGCTTACAACGGTTTAACCGGCGGTAAGAGAATGTGGTTCCAGGAGATTACTCCAGGCATAACAGACGCAGAGTTCTTTGTAGCACAGCCACCCTCAAAGTTGCCAATCACAAGTAAGGAGCGGGACGGACTTCTTACAATGGCACTTAATCTCATTATTGAGGAAATGGTAGGTACTGACACAAAGGTAGAACCTACACCGGGGGGAATAGTCAGTCAGTCACTTAATACAACAAATGCTGTTGTGACTGACGAGGAAGAAACAGCGGATTACACGCCAATAGGCGAATAACAAGTCAGTAAAGGGCGGTCTAAGGACTGCCCCTTTCCTATAGAAGATATAGGAGGAAAGGAAAATAACTATGGAAATTAAAGCAAATGGAAAAGAATATGCACTTAGATTTAGTTTTGACGCAGCAGAGGACAGAACTATTGTTCAGAAAATGTTCAATTATCTTACAGGCTCTTCAATGTTTGAAGATATGGACGGCAATCCGGTTCAGAGAGCGCTTGAAGGAGCGGCGATAACAGTCGGAAATATGCCACAGACTTGTATAGATGCGGTATATGCAGGATGTCTTGAAAAAAACGCTGTAACAAGAGAAGAAGCTAAACAGATAGCAAGAGCATATTTAAGTGAAAACAAGAAAAATTACAGGGATTTATTCCTTGAAATAATAAAAGCAATGGAAGAAGACGGTTTTTTCGACCTGTCGGGAATAACATCGTCTCTGAACGCAATGGCGGAGAACATAGAGAAGCAGATGGCGGAAGAAAATCCCGAAAAATAGACATCCATAAGCTAATATGGGAAAAATATTTTCCTGTGGCTTTTGCTATGGGAATTACGATAGAAGAATTTAAGCACATGACACCTACGGAATTTGAGTACTGCCTAAAAGGTTACAAAATACGGAGAAATGCACAAAACATAGACTTGTGGACGTATGCTATAACCTATCTTATCCCGGCAATCAAATTCGGTGTTAGAAGTGGAGCTTGGGGAAAAGATAAGGTAGATTTCCCTAACGAACCTATCAGCTTGAATAATAACGAAGAACCAACAGAAGATGAGATTGAGAAAAAAAGAAAAGCCTTTGCACTTCAAATGAAAACGATGAAGGCTAATTGGGATTTAACACATGGAAAAGGGTAATAAGACAATAGTTTTATTGCCCTTTATTTTTTTATAAAAAGGCAGGTGCAAGGCGTGGAATTAGATTCATTAGAGATAAAAATACAATCGCCAGCGACTAAAGCAATCAATGCTATCGACAATATAATAATAAGGCTTGAAAAACTGTCGGGGACATTGAGTAGTATTAACGGCACATCATTATCCGGACTTGCGAATGGTGTAAATAGACTTGCGACAGCAATGCAGGCAATGAAAAATGTCGGAACGGCAGATTTCACAAGGCTTGCCAAGAATATCACAAAATTAGGCAATATAAACACTGTTTCATTAAACAATACGGCTAGTTCGCTATCGCATATTACAAGGGCATTTAGTAATTTAGCAAGTGTCCCTCAAAATGCCGCAAGTATAGGTACACTTGCACAAGGGATAAGCAGACTTGGAAGCAAAAGCGTTCAAAATGCGACAGTTAATATTCCAAGACTTACAGCAAGCCTTATAACAATGCTACAGCAACTGTCAAAAGCACCGGCGGTAAGTAACGGAGTGATAAGACTTGCGGATTCACTTGCTAATCTTGCGTCCCAAGGAAGCAGAGTTAATACGGCTTCTGCAAGCCTTCAAGGTTCACTAAACAACACAAACAAGGCTACAAAGAGAACCCACAAAGGAGTAAAAAGCCTTGCTTCTATTTTTGGTAAATTATATGCTAACTTCTTTTGGGTTATAAGAGGTATGAAAAGCCTTTGGAAGTCCATAGAGAGTACCGCAGACTACATAGAGGCATTTAACTACAAAGCCGTAGCTTTCGGGAAAATAGGCTCTGAATGGGGCAAAGAGTATGAGAAGTACGGATATGACAATGCAGAAGCTTATGCAAATAGTTTTTCAAAAAGAGTTGATGAACTCTTAGGGAAATTATCCGGGTTAAGCGTAGATGTTAAAGGCGGATTAATTAAAGCTGATTCTGCTAAAAACCTTGGACTTAACATACAAGAGATAACGCAGTATGCTTCACAGTTAGCTTCTGTCACTAACTCATTAGGACAGACAGGTGAAGCAACAACAGCAATAACAAAGTCAATGACAATGTTAGCAGGCGATATAAGCTCACTTTTTAACGTGGACTATTCAACAGTAGCTACAAACTTACAAAGCGGCTTAATCGGACAATCAAGGGCATTGTATAAGTATGGCATTGATATTACCAATGCTACATTGGCGACATACGCTTATAACTTAGGGATAACTAAGAGTGTAAGTGAAATGTCGCAAGCTGAAAAACAGCAATTAAGATTTATTGCAATTCTTGACCAATCTAAGGTATCTTGGGGCGACTTAGCAAACACTATCAATAGCCCTAACAATATGCTTAGACAGTTTAAGACAAACTTGTCTGAAACAGGAATGGTATTAGGACAAATCTTTGTTCCGATATTGCAAAAAGTAATGCCTGTTGTAAATGGTGTAACAATAGCTTTTAAAAGGCTTCTTGTCAGTATTGCTCAATTTGCAGGAGTTAAGATTGACTTTGAGAGCTTCGGACAAAGTGGATACAAAGACACATCAGACGGCTTAGAAGATATTTCAGACGGCTACAAAGATGTAGCTGAAAGTGCGAAAAAAGCCGCTATTTCTCTTATGGGTTTTGATGAAGTAAATAAACTTTCTGAAAACAGCGACAGTAGTGGTAAAAACACAGGAACCGGGGATATTGACTTAACAGATAAAATTGTCGAAGCCGCAAGCGAATACGAAAAAGTATGGCAGAAAGCCTTTGACAATATGAATAATAAAGCCAATGAATGGGCAGATAAGTTTGAAAGCAAACTTTATTTCCTTAAGAACATAGGCAAGTTAATTGCCAATGGCGAATATTACAAAGCCGGAGAAACGATTGCTAAAAAACTTAGCAATGGTATTCACTCTTTTGGGTGGGATAAAACAGGAACATTCATTGGGAAAAGCATTACCAACACGTTAGATTTAGTTGCCGGGTTTACAAATAACTTTAATTGGAAACGGCTTGCAAGCGACCTTACTTCTTTAATTAACAATGCAATAAAGAATATCAAGCCTAAGAGTTTTGCAAGTGCAATTAACGGCATTTTGAACGGAATATGGGATTTTGTAACAACCTTTTTCAAGACACTTAATTGGAAACAGTTTGCTAGTTTTATCGGGCGACTCTTACAAGAAATTGATTGGGGAACTGTAGCAAAAATAGGACTTGCAGTAGGAATGGGCAAGTTGGCAAAGACGGCCGCAACAAGTTTCTTTAGCGGTTTTAAAGCTCAAATGTCGGTTGGTAATCTGGTGAGTGGAATTGGAAGCGTAGCCACTTACGCAGGCTCAAAGGTAGGAAGTGCATTTATGAGTGGACTTACTTCTCCACTTATGGCAATCCCAGCAATTACGGCAACAATTTTAATTGGGGAAAACGATTATTACAGTAGGCTTGCCGAACTTTATGAAAAAGCCAGAGGAGAAGTCGATGAAACAACACAGAAATTTGTTGATGACATTAACACCTCAAATGACAAGATAAAAGAACTCGCTGACGGAATTTACGATTCATTCCAAAAAAATGATACCACCACACAAGCTGACAAACTCAAAATAATAGCAGATAAATACTTTGAGTTAGCGGATGGTGCTGACAAGAGTACGGAAGCCTTAAAGAAACTTGATGAGTACAAGAAAATACTTATCGAAGAGGGCGGAGAACAATTCAAGACGATACTTGAAGATGAAAACAGTAGTTTGGATGACCAAAAAGAGAAGATTTACGATGTCATAGACGCATTAAAAGCAAAAGGTTTACAGGAAGCTGCATCAAAGGGAATAACCGAGACAACAGACCTCATTATGGAACAACGTAACACTTACGACAAAAGCAAGAGTGAAACGAAAAAAGCACAGCAGAAAGCGGTCAATCTTCAAGCTGAATATCAGATTGGGCAAGACCAAATGAGGACATACCTTGCCAAACATTACAGATATGGCAATTTTCAACCTATATTAAGTAAAGACGGCAAAAAAATCATTCAAGACACGGCAGAAGTAGCAAATAAGTTTTGGGACATGTACGACAAGTACGCAGATGAAGCATTCAACGAGACATTGCCAAACGGACTTAGAAAGTCGGATAAGGAAATAGCAGAAATAACTGCTAGTAGTAAAAACGTAGGAAAACAGTGGCGAGACGCTACTGCAAACTACGAAGCACTTAACGAAAAATACAGGGAAAGTGCAGATGTATTAGCAAATCTTGAGACACAGCTTGATTATTATACTTCTATTGCAAGTGGAGCAATAGACACCCAAACATCGTTGTATGCTTATCAAGAGCAAAAAGCCAACGATACAAAGACACGTTATAAGGAATTAGCTGAAAATATAACAAGTGTAAGTGACGTTTTGAAAAATACAGATGCCACTAGCCAAACAGTTTCAAGCAAAATGGAAGAAGGCTTTAATCCAAGTAAATGGAAAGGAATAGGAACAACTTCCATAAGCAATTACATCGGTGGAATAGGAGACCCTGCTAAGACACAGTATGGTGTTCAAGTGGCACAACAGGTGGCACATAAAATAGCAGGATCATTTAACACAAAATCAGATTTCACAAGCTATGGTAAATACAGTATTCAGGGCTACCTTGAGGGATTAAAAGCCGAATGGGGTAACAGAGTTAAGAAAGGCTTAGAAACTGTTATAGATGGAATTAAGAATATCTTCAAAAAAGGATTTAAAATTTCTTCCCCATCAAAACTTTTCAAGCAATATGGTAAGTGGACACTTGAAGGATATGACATAGGTTTTGAAAATCAAGCTAGAGAAACCTATCAGATGGTAACAGGTTGGAGTGACAAAATTGCTAGTGTTCCTGAAAGCCTTGGGGAATACAATGCGGACTATTCTGCTAGTTACAGTAATGAAGTTACTGCCGAATACAGTTCATCAGAACAGGTAGCACTTATGCAGGAACAGAACCGCCTTTTAAGGGAATTGCTTAATAAGGAAACTGTAATTGTTCCAAACGAAAACGGAATTTTCAATACTGTTAGAAGACAAGCCAATGAGTATGTCAGACAAACAGGCGACTTGCCTTGGACAGTATAAAGGAGGAATAGGATGTTTTTAGAAATAAATGATGTGGATATTTCGCCTTATATTAAGTCCTTGCAGCCAAGTCACGAATCAATATGGAACAGCAAGGCAGGGCGAAGCATAGACAGCGAAGCAACGTTTGTCGGAAGAATTGTGGCAAGAAAATGGAAGTTACAGGCAAAGACGATACCTTTATCGCAAGAAAAAGTAGCCAAGATGGTCGGATTGTTAGAGCAGTCCGACTTTTTTAGTGCAAAATTCATTCCGACAAATGGAACTGATTTTATTAAAAGGAATTTTTATGTCGGCTCTATCAGTACACCGGTTTACAGCTACAACAGTGAATTGTCAAACGTAAGATACAGTGAATTATCATTCGACATTATAGAAAGGTAGGCAAATGAATATGACTTATACAAACTCACAAATTGCAAAAATGTACAATGACATTCAGGCAATCAAAAAATACAAATTTAAGGCAAATACGGCTTTTACAATAATAAAAAACGCAAAGGTGCTTAAAAATGCCATCGAGCTTTTTGATGAAGCAAGACGTAACCTCTTGGAAACCTATGCTGAAAAAGACGAAGCAGGAAATGCAAAGATTGAAAATGGCAATTACGTTATTTCCAATAAAGAGGAATTTGCAAAGAAATTTATATCCTTGCAAAACGTCGAACAGGACATAGATTTCTCAAAAATCAAGCTGTCGGATATTTCAGAGATTGAGATAGAAGCAGAATTAATGGAGACAATGAGCGAATTTATCGAAGAGTAGGTGGTTGAATGTATTCTACAAGCGAAGCATTAACAAACGCAATTATCAACGGCGAACCGATTAACAAAGAATTACGATTACTTGACAGCGACGGAGTGGTTATTAAAACCATTAAGTCACTTAAATTATATAGTGGAAGTAACAGTACAAGCAGAATACAGATAGGTTCGACCAATTCTTCTTACATAGAGGCAAGTATTGAATATGACAAGGTTCTTGCAAACAGGGAAATGGCATTATACTGCGGTATTGATAGTGAAATGATACCAATGGGTATATATAAGATAATGCAAGAGCCGACAGAAGATGACGGAATAATTTCATTCAAAGCCTATGACAGAATGAGGCTTCTTGACAAGCTATATGAACCGACGGTAGTTATCCCTAATGACTTTAAAAATGTTGTGGATGACATTGCTAAGCAATGCGGCGTTACAGTAAATTTCAGTTACACCGGCGGAACTGTCAAAAATTACATTAAAGGATATACCTGTCGAGAAATGATAGGGTACATTGCTTCTATGCTTGGAGAGTTTGCCTACTTTGACAGACAGGGTGTGCTTAATTTTGGTTGGTACGCCTGGGGAAAACCGGTTGAAAAAACACTTAGTTCATTTTGGAGCTTGAAAAAAAACAGCAGTGATTACAAAGTAACAGGCGTTGAATTTATTGCAAACAGCGACACAAAATGGCTTGCAGGTAGTGAACCTAATATCATTTATTGCTCTAACCCTCTTGCAGACCTAAAAGACGCAGAAAATGTTTATTACGGACCTATGAAAGACTTAACGTACCGCCCGGCAGAAATCAGTATGCTTGATGACATTCGCCTTGATGTGACAGACGTTGTTAAAGTGACATTACTTGACGGAACCACAATAAGAGTGCCTTGTATGACACTCAATCAAGATTTTACCGCAAGCGAAACAAAAGTCAAAGCGGTAGGGAATGCCGACGGAGAAGCAAGCAATTATTCGGGACCGCTCACAACGGCAATGGATAGATTGACAACTGACTTGTTACTGACAAACAGGGTGGTTGCGACCAAAGTCGACGCTGAATGGGTAAGAGCTAACACAGTAACAGCAGACAAAATAACAGCTATACAGGCTGAAATCGACGAAATAAACGCAAATAACATAACTACTGATAACTTGTCCGCAAATGTTGCTAAACTTGGTTATCTGACAGCAGATAGTGCCATAATCAAGGGGAAATTAGACACAAGTGAGTTATCTGCGGAAGTCGCAAAGTTAGGCTATCTAACCGCTGACAGTGCTGTGATTAAAGGCAAACTAGATACTAGCGAATTATCGGCAGAAGTAGCAAAACTTGGCTACTTAACGGCGGATAGTGCGGTCATAAAAGGAAAGTTAGATACGAACCAATTATCAACAGAGGTTGCAAAGTTAGGCTATATGACAGCAGATGAAGCGGACATAAAGTATGCCAATATCAAACTCACAAACATTGAAACCGCAAACGTGGCTACATTGCTTGCAAATGTTGGATTGATTGACCGTGCAACCGTAGTTGAGGGACATATAACAGGCTTTCTTGACAGCGTAGAGGTAAATGCAAACAAGATAACCGCAGGAACACTTGTTGCGGATAGAATACTTCTCAAAGGTTCGGAAAATGGATTGCTTTACGCACTTAATAACCTTGGCAAACTGACAAGCACTACGGTTGACAGTTTAGACGGATATGTACTTACCGACCGAACAATCAATGCGGATAAGATAGTCGCAAACAGCATAACCGCAAATGAACTTGATGTTGCGAACATATTCGCTGATAATGCGGTAATCTCAACGATTACTTCACAAGAAGCGTTTATCAATGCTATCAGTACAAATAGTGTGGTTGTAGGTGCAAAGAAAACCGCTGACGAGATTAAAGAGAATATCTACACTCCAAACACCACCACGATTGACGGTGGGAAAATTACAACCAATTCTATAAAAGCCAAACAGATTGACGTTACTAATCTGTTTGCACAAGACATTACCGCAAGTGGAACTATTACAGGTGCTAAACTGTATGGTACATATTTGGAATCGACAAGCGGCAAAATTGCAGATTTCAACATTACGGAAAATGGCTTTTCAAGAGAACTTGATTGGGTAGATAGTGGGTGGGAAGAACCTTACAAGGCTTGGTGCGAAATAGACCCTAATTCTCCAGGATATATTAGAAAAGGAGCAGGGGCAGGAACTTTTTCTTTTAAATCCCCAAGTTTTAAACAAGGGTATTACAATAAATACACTAGCCCCACTACTGGGGAAGTCGTATCCGACAAAATAACGTCTTTTGAAACCAACATGTTTGGTATGCGTACAGACTACTTTGAAGCAAAAAAAATCAACAGCGATTTAAACCCAATTCCAACAGACGATGCTGAATCTACTCCATCTGGCATTGAATATACTTATTATAACTTAGGACAAGACGGAGCCCCTTGGGAAACATTGTATGCACGAAATATTGTTGTTAAAAAATCTCTTAAAGATAATAACGGCAAAATCACAGCACAAGGCGACATCATTGCAGGATTAGGAACGGACAAGCAAGTGAGCTTACAAGGGTTAAAAGATACAACTACTCAAATAAGAGGCAAGTCTATTTTCAGTATTAATAATTATGGCGCAGGAGCGTCAAAAAAAGGTAGTTCAGTATCGCTTTGGAAAGATAGTGCAACTCTTACTCACGGGTTTTACATTGCGATTATTTCGGCAGTAATATCAACAAATACTGGCACTAGCCGCATTGAATTATTAGCCAACGGCAATGCACTTGTGGCTGCACGTACAAATTCAACCACTTATGAAAGAGTGCTTGCAGTACATAATTTTGGTGTTAGTGGTGAACAAAGTTTTGATTTTGAATTAGTAGCAAAAAGCCAAGACGCTAGCTCAACTGTTACTGTTCCTGGTTATAGAACCTATAGTGTCTTGATATTCAAAATTGGTTAGAAAGGCGAAGCAATGAAAGCAATAATCAATGAAAAGTTATACGATACAACAACATCAGAGGTAGTTTACATAGGGAATATGGAAGCCTTGTACAAGACCAAAAATGGGGCGTATTTCAGAACTTCGAGTGAGGGAATACAACCTATGGGAATTGAAGAAGTCAAAGAATATCTTGGAATCAAAGACGTAGACGCTTACATTAAAGAATTTGGTTCTGTAGATATCGCATAAAGCAAAGGAAAGGAGACTTAATTATGTCAAGATCAAGAATTTTAAAGACAGGAGAAAATCAGATTACGCAGTCTTACCGACAGCACTATGACAAGGTTCATTCAGGAAATGGATGGGCTATCGGTGTTGATGTGGTAAAGAAAACCAACCAGTGTGATAGTATTATCGCACATTCAGACGGAACAGTTGTCAAGGCAATGGATAAGATGACAGGAACGAACTGTGCTCATGACCCGGAGGGAATGGGTTATGGAAATTATGTTATGATACAACACAATGATAACTACGTTACCTTATATGCTCATTTAGGAAGTGTAGCCGTTAAGCAAGGCCAGAAAGTGGCTAAAGGAACTGTTATAGGATATATGGGTAACACAGGGTTCAGCTACGGAGCACACGTTCATTTCGAAATCAGAAAATATAAGAGCCTTAACGCAACAATCGGTATTCACGATACAAGGAATTTTGAGTGGCTTAACCCTGAGCCTTATCTTGACGCAGATTTGCCAATTACAGAAGCTAGCAAAAACGTTGTAGGTTTCTTAGATGTGGCTAAAATGGATGGCAAAGACAGATTATTTGTCAGCGGATGGACTTATGGTGGAAGTGGGGATGTCAAAATCAAAATATCCAAAGCTGGTGTGAACTATTATCTTTACGATATAAAAGCTAATCAGTCAAGAATAGACGTATTAGAAGCAGGCTATCCAACCGACAAGGTAGGATTCAGTGATACTTGCCCGGTTGCATTAGCTGACGGAACATACAATGTAGAAGCATACGTTGATAACGTGAAGCTGACCAATACCAAACAGATTACAGTTAAGAGAGAGCTTGCAAGATGCAGCTATGCTTCTTATCCTAGTACAAGTAATGACTATTACAGGATTAGGACTTCATTTCATAATGAAAAATCAAGCAAGGGTTCATTCCATTCATTCGCATTAGCATTTGATGAATGGGAAAGAAACAAGAATAAAGGTTATCACATCTATGACAAGTCAGGCAGACAGCTTGATTAATTGCAAAATAAAAGATGTTGTGTCGAAACTTGCGAATTGAACCGCCTTTAATCGGTTTTATAAACGTGATAAATTAAAAAAGTCCTCTAAGGGGACAATTTCAAGTTCTGGTGGGGCACTGTTTGATTGGCGTTGGCAGTGTCCCTAAAAAAGAAAAGGTAAGGAGATTCCCTTACCTTTAATTTATGACTGCTTCTTCCTAACGTGGCAATACAAAGAGGTTGCAAGCCCTAATAAAGAAGAAACTATAATCATATAAAACCCGACTGTTCTTTCGATTGGTGGAGTTGCGCCAATAACATTGAATAATTTTTCGGCTTCCGGGGTATATCCTATTCCTGCCGAAGAAAAAACCAATGCACAGATAAAACTAAAAACTGCACCGATAGGAGCTTCTTTATATAAGAACATAAATGCAGCCAATCCGGCTATAAGGCAACAACATCCCTCCGGAATGGATATTTTAAAAAGGTTATAGCTTGCTCCCAATGTTTTGGCAAATGGAACAAGTGTGCCTATAATTATTAAAGCAGAAAGAAACATTCCGAAGTAGCTTGCTATCTTATATTCTTTCTGATTATACTTTTCCTTTGAATAATGTATAATACAATACGGACATTGCATATATGTTTCTTTTCTGATTACAGCCCCGGTATAATCTTTAATTTCTCTTTCGTATGTGTGCATTTTATTCCCACATCTTTCACATATCATATCATCCATATAAACCACTCCTTAGTCTTTTATAAAGTAAACTGTCGAAACTTGCGATTTGTTTATCATCGCAACAAAAACAGTTATGATATATTTATAAAGTAAATTATATGACAGCATTTTACTATTGACAATACAGAACGTTTGTTCTAATATTAGGTTATCGCTATTTAGTTGTATTTTGGGAGGGTTGAAATGGAAAAAGAAAAAATGGATAAAAAAGAAGAACTCCTACATGATATTATATCAATAATAGAAGTTCTTCCGGTTTGCGAATGTCAAAGAATTAAGGATTACTTGTCGGAGTTATACTTTTCTTGACATTCAATTAAGCTGTTTAACAAATTAAGTACAACCTTTTTATGCCCACGCGTAAGTTGGTTGTATTTTTTTATTACTTTTGCTTCTTCTTCGCCCTGATGTCCTTGCTTATAAGCGAGGTATTCTTCTTTGCCCCATTCGGTAAGGCTTTCCGGCAGCACTCCTAAAGCATCGGCTATTTTTTTTAACATCTCAACATCAATTTTCTTGATATTTCCAGCTTCGTACTTTTGTACAGTGGCTTCTGTCAATCCGATTTTGTCGGCTAGTTCTTTAAGAGTAATATCTTTTTCTTTTCTGTATTTCTTTATATTGTTACCAACTCTTGTGCAAAACTGTGTACTCATTGCTATCACTCTTTTCTTTTGTTATTGTATTATAATACTATCATACTACGATAAAAAAGTAAACAATTTTATAAAAAAACTATCATAACATTATTGACAATACTATCGTGGTGTGATAGTATACTATCATAGCAAGCAAGAAAGGAGGAAGCATAAATGAACTTACCAAAACTTAAAGGTGCCATTAGGGAACGTGGTAGAAACTATAACCAGTGCTCAACAGCTATCGGGAAAAGCATTACAACCTTTAATTCAAAGATGAATGGCAGAATCCCTTTTACTATTGTTGAGTTAGAAGACCTCGGCAACTATCTTGAAATGACAGATAGTGAAAAAACTGAAATTTTTTTGCGATAAAACTATCATAGCGTGATAGTTTCACAGAGATTAAGGAAAGGAGAATGAAATGAACGAATTACAGATTTTTAATTCGGAAGAGTTTGGAGAGATTCGGACAATTACTAAAGATAATGAGCCTTGGTTTGTCGCAAGTGACATATACAGGTCGTTAGATTTGTCAAACCCAACAATGGCTATGCAAAGAATTGACGATGATGAAAAGGCTAAATTTAATTTAGGGTTATCTGGTGGAGAGACAAACTGTGTAAACGAATACGGTCTTTACTCATTGGTACTTGCAAGCAGAAAAAGAGAAGCCAAAGATTTTAAAAGATGGATTACGCATGAAGTCCTTCCGTCAATCCGTAAGAATGGCGGTTACATAGCAGGACAGGAAACCTTATCTGATGAAGAGTTGCTTTCCAAGGCGCTTATGGTGGCACAACGAAAGATTGATGAAAAGAACAACATCATTGCTATGCAGGACTCGCGAATCCAAGGAATGATACCTAAAGAGATTTTCGCTGATGCAGTATCAGCAAGCCATACATCAATCCTCATTGGAGATTTAGCAAAGCTGATTTGTCAGAACGGTGTGCAGATTGGACAGAAGCGGTTGTTTGAGTGGTTAGGAGAGAATAACTTCCTTATCAAAAGCGGTACTTCTAGGAATATGCCAAAGCAGAGATATGTGGAACAGGGATTGTTCGAGGTTAAAGAAAGCAACATTCAGAATCCGGACGGTTCAGTAAGAATCACAAAGGCAACGAAAGTTACCGGAAAAGGACAGGTTTACTTTGTAAACAAGTTTCTGAAAGGAGCCAAGAATGAAACAGCCTAAAGCCTTGACAAGAGATTTGAAAATTGCCGCATCTGCCTATGGACTTATTCCTAGTCAATGGATGTTACTTAAAGATGACGGTGGAAGCTATGTAACACTTATAAGTAAAGATGGCAAAAAGCAGAAAACGATTGATAGATACGCAAGGGCAAAGAAAAGATGAATAAAAGAAAAGTAATAATTAATGTTTCCGCAGCTGTGCTTGTGATTATTCCCATTGTGATAGGGAAGATAAAAGCAACCAAGGCAACGATTTCTACTGAAAATGAAACAGTTGCCTGTGAGATTGAAACGGAAACTTTTGGAGCTGAAAAAATAACGGAATATTTTACTCCGGAATATGACTTAGGGATTGAAAAAGACAAGTACAGTTTTATTCCGTTAAGCAAGAGCGACAGGGAAATAATAAGAAGTTCCTGTGAAAAATACAACATTGACTATGACTTGATGTTAGCTGTAGCAAAACAGGAAAGCTGTTATCAGATGTCAGCATACAACCCTATATCCGGGGACTACGGAATGTTTCAGATTAATGCTAAAACTTGGAATATGACAGCTAATGAGAATGGCTTGTATAACTACAAGTATTCCCTTAGGGATAATTCCGAGATGGCTTGTTACATTATGAGCCTTTGTATGGAAGAAGCTAATGGGGACACCCGGATTGCTTTGAACTACTACAGAACAGGAACACCTAATGCAAAGTATGAAGCAGAAAGCGACTATGCAAGCATTATTTTAGAAGAATTGGAAAAAATAAGGAGAATGATGAGTGAATGATAATAACAGATTTTAATGAAATGCCGATTGGAGATTTAGAAAAAATCTCACAGGGACTGCCTATTAGTTTTGTAATTGAAGATGGCAAAATAACCAAGGCAGAAAGGAGAGAAGAATGAATAACGCAAGAATGTCCGGAACAATGACAACTCCCCCTTATTTGCTTTGGACAGCTAAAAATGGAGAAGAATTTTATACTTTTGACATATCAGTCAAAAGAGAGAGTGGGGCCTATGATATGGTTCCTGTGATAATCAAAAAGGATAATCTTATCGACAGCACCGATGACAGGATAACTCTTAACGGAGAAATCAGAAGCAGAAATTCTGACGGACACCTGTTAGTGTACTTTTACGCAACGGAAAGTATGATTTATTCAGGAATTGATGAAAACGTAGTTGCTCTTGAGGGAATTGTGTGTATCAAGAAAGAAATCAGAGAAACCCTTTTTTCAAAAAAGAAAATTACGGATTTTTCACTTGCTGTTGACAGGAAATATAATTGGAAATCCGACTATATCCCTTGCATAGCTTGGGAACACAGTGCGGAAGTAATTAATGATGATATTGCCGTAGGCACAGGAATTGGAATTACAGGCAGATTTCAGTCAAGGGATTATATGAAGAATGGCGAAAAGAAAACAGCCTTTGAAGTATCAGTTATGAACCTTGAATGGTAGAAAGGATAGTTTATGAAATTAAAAAAAGTAGTACTTGAAAATTTTATGTGCTATGCACACGCAGAATTTGATTTTTATGCCATTACAAAGATTATGGCTAAGAATGGTAAAGGCAAGTCGACTATTGCCACGGCTTATCTGTGGTGCTTATTCAATTGTGATTATGAATTAAAGGATAATCCGGTTGTCAGACGAGAGGTTGACGGAAAATCCGTTGATAATATGGACACAAGTGTTGAACTTACACTTGATGTTGACGGAAAAGAAATAACTATGAAGAAAGTACAGAAGCGTACTTATGAAGAAGCAATAAAGGACGGAGTTGTTATAACAACTGTAAAAGACCCTAATTCATATTATATCAACAGCGTTTCAAAGACATTAAAGGCATTCGATGAATATCTTGATGTTAATATGAACATTTTCAAAATGTGTAGCAATATCAATGTATTTATTACGCAGAAGCCAAAGGAGATGAGAGAATATCTTTTCAGTTTAGTAAAGAAAACAACCGACCTTGATATGGCAAAGTCTAAAAGTGAACTTGCCGAATTAGTACCTCTTCTTGAAAAATACACATACGAAGAAATACGTGCTATGAACAATGAAATCAAAAAAGATGTTGATGGTAATGCCAAAAAGTTGAACGGGCAGATTGAGGAGAAAGAGCGTGACATTCAGCTTAAGCAGGCTATTGAAGTATCTGACCTTGAATTACAGAAAAACAGCCTTAAAGAACAGATTGCTGATTGCGTGGCAAAGCAGACCGACAATGACAAGCTGATGGCTGAATATGATAAGGCTAGTTCAGATATTCTTGATTTGAAGTTTAAGCAGGGAGACTTATTACGCAAGGCTAATGAGGAAAATGTTAAGGCTAGGAGAGAGATTGAGGACAAGATTTCTGATAAGCAGTTTCTTATTAGACAGACGGAAAAGACTATTACTGATACAGAAAAGAATATTGAGTATCAGCAGAATACCATTGATAGCATAAATAAGACTTTGCAAGATATAAGGAATGGATGGAAAGCAGAGAATGAACGCAAGTTTGGCGAAAACAGCCTTATTTGTAGTTACTGCGGACAGGAATATCCGGAAGATAAGAAAGAACAGATTAAGGCAGATTTTGAAAGCCACAAGGCAGAAGAGTTAAAGACTATCACAAACAATGGCAACCTTATTAAGGGCAAACTTGATAAGAATAAGAAAATTCTTAAAGATTTACAGAAAGAGTTGCCACAGCATAGAGAAAACCTTGAAATGCTGAATACAGCTATTGCAGATCTTGAAAAACAGTTATCCGAACTTCCGCAGGAAATTGATGTGACAGCCACAGAAGAATACAAGGCACTTGAACAGCAGATTGCCGAAAAAGAACAGGATATGCACAAGGCTAATGATATTTCAGCAGTTAAGGCAGAATTAAAGTCACAGGAAACAACTTTAAGGCAGCAGTTAGCAGAATGTGAAAGCCAGATTGCAAAGTCTGATACGGCAGCAGATGAACAGCGACTTGAAGAATTGAAGAAGACAAGGATTGATAGCGAACAGAATAAGGCTAATGCCGAGAAAATCCTTGATTTACTTGATGAACTGGATAAGGCAAAGAACGAAACCTTGACAGAAGCGGTAAACAGCCATTTTGGGTTAGTTAAGTGGCAGTTATTTGAATATGCCAAGAACGGTAATTACAAGAGTTGTTGCATACCCACTGTTGACGGAAAGAGCATTTTAACAACTATGTCTAACAAGGGCAATCGCATTTTAGGCAGGGTTGATATTTGCAATTCTATCCAGAAGATTAGCGGTATATCAGTGCCTATTATCTTAGATGATTCTGAAAGCCTTAGTACGGACAATCAGAAGAAAGTTGCTGAAATGGTAGACAGTCAGTTGATTATGCTGATTGTTAATGATAGCGAGAAATTAGGGATTGTGGAGGGATAATATGAAGTGTGAAGACGCATATGTACTTACAGTAAGCGAAGAGGAAGCAGAAGTTATCAAGCGGTTTGTATCGGCAATAGAGAGAATTTCTATCGGCATAGATAATGATGATGTCTGGGATATCATGGAAACTATCACAAACAAACGGACTTCTGGTAATGTAGCAGGCATAAAAATTATATATGAAGAAAGCGAGGAATAATTATGGCAGAGAATACACAGTTAGTTGAATATGAATCAAATGGAGAAATGGTAAAAATTTCTCCAACAATGATAAGAAGATACCTTGTAAATGGCGGCGGTAATGTATCTGACGGAGAAGTAATGATGTTTATGTCATTATGCAGATACCAGCACTTAAATCCGTTTTTGAGAGAAGCATACCTTATTAAGTATGGAAGCAACGACCCAGCCACAATAGTTACTGGAAAAGATGTTTTTACAAAGAGAGCCAATGCAGACCCACGATATAAGGGAAAGAAAGCAGGAATTGTTGTAATTAAAAAGGACGGAGCTGTTGAAGAGCGAGAGGGAACAATGGTTTTACCTAACGAAACTATCGTAGGTGGCTGGGCAAAAATCTTTATTGACGGAAAAGAGGACGAGTATCAGTCGGTAGGTTTTGATGAGTATGCAGGAAGAAAAAAAGATGGTTCGCTTAACAGCCAATGGGCGAAAAAGCCAGCCACAATGATTAGAAAAGTAGCTGTTGTACAGGCTTTAAGAGAAGCATTTCCAGATAGATTTCAAGGGTTATATGCGCAGGAAGAATTTCAGAATATATCAGATGTGAAACTTGATACAGAAAAGGTTGTTGCTGATGAGATTAAAGAAAATGCAAATAGCGTTGATTTTGACGAAACAGACATTATCGAGGGTACAGCCACGGAAGCAACCGAAGAACAGGCAGAAGATAGCACATTACCACCATTTATGCAGGCAGAATAGGGGGATTGAGTATGAGAGTAATTTCGCAGAATGGAAAATCTGATATTCCTTATGAATATTTTGCTTTTTCGATAGTGGGTAATGGTAGTGGTTATAGCATTATTGCAACTAGAAATATTGCAGAACCACCAGAGGTAGTTATAAATAGTGTTATTGCAACTTACTTAACCAAAGAAAAGGCAATTAAGGCTACGGAAATGCTAAGAGAAGCATATATCGGTATGCCGATTGTAATGCAGAATGTTGATATTTCAGACGATGCAGCAAAGGAATTTGAAAGATTAAAGAAATGTGGCATTATGGTGCAGGCAGAAAATCAGCCGTCAAAAGTAGATTTTATCAACAATGCTGTTTTTCAGTTTCCACAGGATGATGAAATCGAGGTGTGAGTATGAGAATTATTAAAGGCAAAGAAAAAGAATACAAGGATTGGTACGACAAGAATAGTGACGGATACAGCAGAGCTTGTTTCACTTATGCTGAAAGGTGGGCTGAACTGTTAGAAGCAGAAATTGACAAGAGCAACGATGTTATGGAGTGTTTTGTTGATAATGCCGACAGATTGAGCCGTGAAGCAGACACAGAGGGCATAACAGGATTTATGTACGGATGTGCAGTGAGTATTCTTTCCCAATGTTGGGAATACGGAGAGTATTTGAGAAAGTGGCATAACAAAGAGTATGACTATGACGGAGACGGAGTTGTAAATCCAGCAATTATGACAGTGGGTGTGAAATGATGAAACTTAAATGTATCGCAACAGGAAGTACAGGAAATTGCTACACCTTAACTTCCAACAACGGAGAAACACTTATCCTTGATTGTGGAATACCGATTAAGGAGATTAAAAAAGGCTTAGATTGGAACATTAAAGATGTTGTGGGTGTGTTATGCACCCATAAACACCTTGACCACAGCAAGTCGGCAGAAGATTTTGAAGCTATGGGAATACCGGTATTTGCCCCATATAGAAGTTTAAAGCCTATGATAATAGGCGATTATAGGCTTAAGATACAGGCATTTGACCTAACAACAATAGACGGAAACTGGACGCATACAGACGCAAATGGCGAACCTTGTCCGATATATGGCTTTCTGATTACTCACAAGGAAATGGGAAGAATGCTTTATATAACCGATTGTGAATTAATCAAATGGAAGTTTAAAGACATAAACCATATTCTCTTAGGCGTGAATTATGACAAGGATTTAATTGACAGGGATAACACAGGCAAGGCTAATCACGTTTTCAGAGGTCACTTAAGTATTGACACAGCTTGTGATTTCGTTAAAGCGAATTATTCAGATAGTTTGCAGAACGTAATAATGTGCCATCTATCAAGTGAAAATTCTGATAGAGATAGTTTTATCGAGAGAATGAGAAAAGTTGCTTGTGGGGCGAATGTAGATGTTGCGGTTGCAGGGAAAAGTTGGGATTTGAAAAATCCTAATGAGTGCCCGTTTTAGAAAGGAGATTATATGGCTAAAAAGAAAGGAACAGGAGTAAGCCCTCTCACTAACAGGATATATTATGGAACGCAAGACACAGAAAAGCGTATATGGGTAGGGCAAAAGACAGATATTACAGATAGTGCGATAGCTTCTGTATTTGAATGGTTCATGGCGAATATGGTGGGAAAAGAAGAATATTCTATCACATATCCAGAGACAGATTTTGAGTTAGTTATGAGAAGAAAGGAGCAGTAATGGAGAGATTGACAAGTAACAAAGAAGTATCTGATATGTCAATGATTGAACTAGCACATAATAGTTGCTACGCAGATGATAAACGCAACGCAAGGTACAGAGATTATGATTTAGACATTGACAGCAGAAAGCTTGTAAGAAATCTTATGAAAGATATGTGTGATGAAGATTTATCAGGCATGTCAGATGAAGAATTTGACGAATATATGGGAGAAATGCTGTCGGTTGAAATGGATAGTCAGGTAGGATTATTAGCTTTATTCTATCGTAATTTGTGGGCTATGGCAAATTTAAGAGAAACACTGAAAAAATACGAGGACTTAGAGGGACAGGGCAGAATGATTATTTTCCCATGTAACAAAGGAGATAAAATCTATGAATTTTATCGCGAATGTGTAGAATGCAGATTAGAAGCCGGAGATACACCGGAAGATATTATCAGCACGAGGAGAGTTCGTTATTTTGGGTATGATGGAGATGAAGCATACATTTACGCGTCACAAGCATTACCGGTTCGACTTTTTAATAACGATGAGCCATTTTGTATTCCGGTAAGTGAGATAGGCAAAACTGTTTTTCTTTCATACGAGGAAGCAGAAGCAAAACTGAAAGAATTGAGAGGTAACAATGGTTGATTGTAATATTTGCAAGCATAAAGAAGATTATTGTATAGAATGCAAACACGGAGAGTTGTTCGAGAGGAAAAATGTGTCAGAACCTAAAAAAATATCAGTTAGAAACGGAAAAGAATATTGCGGACATTGCGGTTATTTGTGTGAATATGCCAGAGGATATAAAAAGTTTTATTGTATTAGGTGCGGTGGACTTAATTTAAGAAGTTGGAAGAATTGAGAGGTGGATAAAATGAAAGTAGTAATTGACATACCTAAAGATTTTACAGGAGATTATATTGTTGACAAATTCACAGATTTCTTTTCGAGGGTTATTGCAGATATTGATTGCAAAGGTATGTGTGGTAGATACGAGAAAGAAATTGCTGAAATGTTTTTAAAGGCATTTGATGATAGCGAAGAAAAAATTTTTTGCAACTGCCAGCACAACGGCAATTCAAGAGACAATGAGCCTTGTTGCAAATGTGATAGCAGACGGACCAATGCCGACAGGATAAGGAATATGCCAGATGAAGAGTTAGCGGAGTTTCTTATAACTTTTAATAACACATTCGGCGAAGAATACGAGGGAGAAGCTAGTTGTATGGATTGGCTTCAATCAGAAGCAGAATAGGAGAGAATATGAAAGATAGATATTTATTAAAGGCAAAAAGACTTGATAATGGAGAATGGGTACAGGGATGTTATATTTACAATGTTGATAGAGATTGTGGCGAGAGTCTTAACGAATTTGCACATAGAATACAACCTTTATATGCAAATGCATACGCAGAGCCTATAGACCCAACCACAATCTGTCAATGCACAGGCTTGAAAGATAAGGACGACAAGCTAATTTGGGAGAATGATATTGTAAAAGTAAAGTATTCAGATGGTTTTGAAGAAATTACAGAAGTTGCATACTCGAAAAATGGATATTCTCCTTATCTTAACGAGTGTGAGTGCGAGGGTTGCTGTTGTCGCTGTGAAGTTACAGAAATCGAAGTTGTCGGAAACATTTTTGATAATAAAGAGTTATTAGAAAGCGAGGAAAAGTAATGAATCGCGTAATTTTATGTGGGAGAGTTGTTAGAGAGCCAGAGATTAGATATTCACAGACAGGAAACGGAAGTATGGCGGTAGCAAGATATACATTAGCCGTTGACAGAGCTTTCAAGAAAGAGGGCGAACAGGCAGCAGACTTTATTAACTGTATCGCATTTGGTAAGAATGGAGGGTTTGCGGAGAAGTATTTGCACCAGGGAACTAAGATTATCGTTGAGGGTAGATGGCAGACAGGCAGCTACACTAACAAGGACGGACAGAAAGTCTACACTAATGATTGCGTTATTGAAAGGCACGAATTTTGTGAGAACAAGAATGGTACCAACGAGAACAGACCATTTAGACCCGAACCAAATAGTGTAGGAGATGGATTTATGAGTATTCCGGACGGCATTGAGGACGAGGGATTGCCATTTTAAAAATGAGAGGTGGTGTTTTTATTGAACGCCGAAGGGTGGATTAAGCTACACAGAAAATTGCTTGACAATCCTGTCACAATGAAAGACACAGACCATTTAGCCGTATGGATATACCTGCTACTCAATGCTTCACATAATGAACACCCTGCCTTATTTAAGGGCGAGAAGATAATGTTAAAACCGGGACAGCTTATCACAGGGAGAAAATCAATCGCTTTAGCACTTCACATTGATGAAAGTAAAGTCGAACGAATTTTAAAATCTCTAAAAAGTGAACAACAAATTGAACAACAAACAAGTAGCAAAAATCGGCTTATTTCCATAACAAATTGGGAATTTTATCAACAAAGTGAACAACAAAGTGAACAACAAGTGAACAACAAACGAACAACAAGTGAACAACAAGTGAACACAAACAAGAATATAAAGAATGATAAGAATGAAAGAAAAGATATATGTCAAAATATTCTTGATTTGTTTAATAGGATTTGCTGTTCGTTTGGGAGAGTAAAAAATATCACAAAAAACAGGGTAGAAATAATAGACAACAGCTTAAAGACATATTCTCTTGATGATTTTAAAAAAGTTTTTGAAAAGGCAGAACAGTCGGATTTCCTTAAGGGCAGCAGTAGCAGGAATTGGTCGGCTAGCTTTGATTGGCTGATTAGGGAAGATAATATGGCTAAAGTCCTTGAGGGCAAATATGACGGCAAGCAGAATAAGCAGTCAAACAAGTTTTGTGATTTTCCACAGCGACAGTATGATTTCAGTAATGATAAAGAGTTAATAATTAAAAATTGTTAAAGGAGTGATAAAGAATGGAATTAGAAGAAATACTCAAAAATTTAGAACTAAGTGGTGGAATTGTAATTACCGGCAATTCAAGAAGAGTTATAAACTTCTTAGAAGCTCGTAATGAAGCCACGGAAATTCTTAAGAAAATTAATGCAGACGGATGTGTTGGATGCAAACACGAAGATGTTCCACCACATTGTACGCCGTGCGATAAATGTAAGAGAAATTGCCCTGTTTTTTGGGGAAAACGAGGAATAATGTAATGATTGAATTTTATGAAGACATAATAAGAAAAACGATTGAATGCTATGACACTGTAAAACAGTCTGTTGTATGTATGGAAGAGTGCTGTGAGTTAGTTCAAGCAATCAGTAAAGAGTTGAGAGGTAAATCGGATAAGGAACATCTTGCAGAAGAAATGGCTGACATACTTATCTGTATGGAAATGTTGAAAATAATGTATCACGTTACAGATGACGAACTGAATGAATGGGTTAAGAAAAAGCAGTTTAGACACTTAAAAAGAATTACAGAAAGTGGCGTAGGAACAGGATATGTAGCAGGATATGAGCAGGCTTTTGAAGATTTAGATAAAGCCATTCTTGACAATGAAGTCTGTAATCAGAACATGAACGGAGATTGCTATGAGGAAATTATGAAAATAATGAGAAAACTAAGAGAGGAGATTAAAAATGACAGAGAGTGAAGCAATAAAGTTTGTGAAATTATTTCGTGAAGAATGGGACAAAAATAGTAAAGCGAGAAATGCGAAGGCTTTAGATGTGGTAATACAGGCACTTGAAGAAGTACAACAGTATCGCGCAATCGGCACACCGGAAGAATTGCAGGATATGAAAAGCGATTATTTTGAAGCGTTAAGTGATTGGCGTCAATATCGCAAGATTGGAACTTTGGAAGAGTGCCGGGTGGCGGTGGAAAAGCAGATACCAAGGAAACCCATATTTAACCATAACTTTAGTGATACTCTTTCTTTATTCCATTGTGAATGTGGAAACGCAATTAAAGTCAGCCACGATACAGGAATAATGAATAACAACAATGCACCAAATTACTGTAGCAACTGTGGCTGTAGATTAGATTGGAGTGACGAAGAATGAAGCCAAAATATGACAGGGCTACAAAGGCTTGGTTTAATAGTCATATAAGGCAACAGACAACAGTTTGCCGGTGTGAAAAGTGCGGATTGTTTTATAAGCCAAGTTTAGGACATAAATGCAAAGTAAAGGAGTGATGAAACATGAATGAAGAACTTGAGCTTAAGCCGTGTCCGTTTTGCGGACACAGTATAGATATTGAAAAAGATGTTTATGAGCCAAGTAGGGATTGGCACCCGACATTTATTGACCCAGATAGTGGTGGTGACCCTATTAACATTCATTGCAAATGTGGCTTGGAGTTTTGTACTGGTACATATGACTGGGACGAATTTGTGAAAGCATGGAACAGGAGAGTGAACAATGAAGCTGATTGATGCAGATATTATTTATCATTTAGGAAGATTCGTAAAATTAGATAAAAATAATAATGCTTATCTATCACTTAATGATTTAAGTAAATTAATTGATAGTCAGCCAACAGCTTATGATGTAGATAAGATTGTTGAAAAGTTAAACAAAATTAAAAAATATAACCTTAATTTGGCGGATATAATGCTTGATATTCAAGCAAACGGTACTAACCGGCATTTTATATGTTTAGAGGATGCAATCGAGATAGTAAAGGCAGGTGGAGAGAATGACGATTGAATGTGCAAAATGCCCTATGAAAGAAGATTGTATTTGTGAGCCGAGTTCGGATGAGTGCACTGTGAGGAAACAATCCTATTGCAGAGGTATTGATGACTTTAGGCTTGCATATTACAGATACATCGAAATTCAATATGGTATGCTTGCAGATGACGAAATGTGCGATATGAACAGGGTAGCAGAAAAATTAAAGGCAGGTGGCAATTCTTGAGTTATCAGAACATAGCAAGAGCCAAGGCGATAGAGAAAAGCAATAGACAAAGGTTACTAAAGATAAATCCAAAACTTGATGATAAGAGTGGCATTTATTTTTTGACCAGAGTTGACGAGAATAATATTCCTTATTTTTACATCGGGCAAGCATTACACCTATCGCAGAGGATGTGTGGACACCTTGTAGGGTATCAGCACATAGATTTATCAATCAAGAAAAGGGGATTTTACAGTGAAGAAAATCCCTATGGTTGGAAGCTTAATTTTATTCATTATCCAGCAAATGAGCTTGATAAATGGGAACAATATTGGATATTGCAGTACACGAAGAAAGGTTATCAGTGCAGATATAACAAGACAGCTGGCGGTCAGGGAGAGGGTAAGGAAAAGATAAATGAATTTAAACCTTCTAAAGGTTATCGTGACGGCGTACAGCAAGGTAAAAAGGTGTTAGCAAGGGAATTATCGTCTATCGCAGAAAGGCACCTTAAAATCGAAATTAGAGACGATAAGAAGTTCAACAAAATATCGCAGAAACAGTATGAGAAATTTATGGATTTATTGAAAGAAGGTAGGAGCGAATGAGCGGAATTAAAGGCTATACAGCAGAAGAAGTCGCACGAGATGAAAAGCAAAAACTTATTAGCGATTATGAATTTTGCAAGCGTGATTTAGCCGAAATCAGACAGCGCGAAAAAGAAATTGCAGATATAAGACTTGATTACAATTCAAAGATAGTAAAGTACAGGATGGAAAGCGTAAACAGAGTTCTTGACTTCATAAGAAGCGAATATAATGCAGGAAGAATTTGCGACCTTGAAACGCTATTGTGTCACTGTCAAAACAAACTGAACGGCAACATTGACGGAACGGAATTAACGCTAGACAAAGGCAAACCTTTTGAGATATTGAACGTGGGTGATTCAGAATGAAAAGAAATGATTGCATAGAGGTATTAGACCACTTAAAAGAAAAACTGAAAGAAAAAGATATAATTGCTGTACAGGATAGTGAAGATGATTATAAATGTCCTGTATGCGGTCAGATTTTTACAGGAGAAGATATTATCAAATACTCTTACAAGTGGTGCTATAACTGCGGTCAGAGAGTAGATTTTACTCTTCCGCGAAACAGATTTAACTAACTAAAAATCAAAGAAAGGAATAGGTTGTGCGCACATAAAACCGAGGTTTCCTTTTGGTAGATTTAGAATGTATAAAAAGAAGATTAAATGTGAGATTTATCGTGATTCTATGCAGAATTACAAGAAATATGCAATACCGCCAGCACAACTTATCATTGCTGATGTTCCTTACAATGTAGGAACTAACTTTTATGGAAGTAACCCTATGTGGTATAAAGGTGGTGATAATAAGAATGGCGAAAGCAAACTTGCCAAGAAAGCGGCTTTCAATTCAGATTTTAACTTTAATCTGTATGAATACTTCCATTTTTGTTCAAAGATGTTGAAAAAAGAGGACACAAAGCCTATCGCAAGGGGCAGAAGCAGTAATAGCCCTTGTATGATTGTATTTTGTTCGTTTGAACAGTTATCAACATTGATTGCCGCCGCAAAGAAACACGGATTTGTCAATTACATACCGCTTGTATTCTGTAAAAATTACAGTCCACAGGTGCTTAAAGCTAATATGCGTATCGTAGGTGCTACGGAATATGCACTTGTACTGTACCGAAATAAGTTACCGAAATTCAGAAATGGCTTGCAGATTGATGAAAACGGAAAGAATATCAGAGGTACAGGACATATGGTATTTAATTGGTTTGACGGCGGTAATGAAGCGGAATGGGGCAGAACTTACTATAGCAATGGTTCATATATGATGTGGGAGAAAGACGGAAAAGATGTACCGAAAATTCATCCGGCACAAAAGCCCGTAGCAGTCCTTAAAAAGCTGATTGAGATTTTTACAGACGAGGGAGATGTTGTTATTGACCCTTGTTGCGGTAGCGGTAGTACACTAAGAGCCGCCGCAGAACTTGGCAGAAGTGCATACGGATTCGAGATTGACAGAAACTTTTACGAGCGTGCAAAGAATGAAATGCTTGTATTTGAAAAAGAGCAACAGATGGATATAAGTGATTTTATAGGAGATACAGTATGATAGTGCATTGTTTATTTGAACAGTCAGGCACATTCAAGAATGCTTTCAAAAAGTATGGAATTGAAGCCTACGACTATGATATTCAGAATGAATTTAACGAAACTGATTATATTACAGACCTTTTTAAAGAGATAGAGGAGGGGTATCAAGGTGAGCCGAGTTTGTTTGACAAAATAAGCCCTGATGATTTGATATTTGCATTTTTCCCTTGCACTTATTTTTCAGACTAGGGGTTAAGACATCTGGCTTGCACAGCTTACCAGTACAGGAATTACACTATTGAGCAAAAATGTGAGGTGTCAATGAAAAGACATAGGCAGTTAAGTTTGTTTTACGAGGTACTTAACAAATTTGTTATTGTCTGTCAAAGAAAACATCTAAGGCTGATTATAGAAAATCCATTAAGCACTAGCGGAATGCATTATTTAACACATTTTTGGTGCCTAAAGCCTAATGTTATCGACAAAGACAGAACGTTGAATGGAGATTACTATAAGAAGCCCACACAATATTGGTTCATTGGTTTGCAACCTAAAAATAATTTTATTTTTGAACCATTAGAGGCAGTTGATGTTATGAAGCAAAGATATGTTACAAGCGATAATCCATTGGGAGTGGACAGAAAAACAGCAAGGTCAATGATACATCCACAGTACGCAGATAGATTTATCAGGGGAGTATATTCTTGATGAAGAAATATGGAGAGGTAAACTATGAAAGGCAGAACAGAGGAAGAAATACAGTAATGCAGCAAGAAAGGAAACGCCAATATGAGTAGTTCAAAAGAAGAAATAGCAAGAAGAGAGGGAATGTCTTATGCGTTCAGGTATGCAAAAGAACACGGACTTGACGGACTTGAAAAAGAGTTGAAATACCGAGGGGCATACGAAATACCCCTCAAAATATCAAATAATGATTTACAGAAATTCACAGACAATGCCAAAAATATGATGTTAGACACAGCGCTGATACTTGCCAGTATGACATTGCACGATGAATTTGGCTTTGGTAGGGAGAGATTGCAGAGATTTATTAAGAGATTCAATTTCAAGGCAGAGTGTATCGGAGAGGGATATACGAATTGGAAAGAGCAGATTGACATTCTTAAGGATGAATGTGGACTTGAATATCAGATAAGGATGAATGATAAAAACGTTAGAATGGAGAAGTAGAAATGATAAAATCTGAAAGTGATTGTCTGGATTGCGGATTGCCGTGTAAATATGAATTATGTCCACATTATAGAGTTAGGCGTCTGTATTGTGACAAATGTAAAGACGAGGTGGATAAACTGTATAAATACGGCGAAGAAGAATTATGTGAGGATTGTTTAATTAAGGAATTTGAAGTTGTTGAATTAGAGGAGAACTAAGTATGAAACTTAAAGAAGCTATTTTGGATTATTCCGGGGAGTGGGTGTATGTGGGGGCAGCAAGTGGGTATGTCTATATCGGCAGGTGTGAGGAAGCCTTAAAAGGCTTAGAAAAGGAATCCATTGATAGATACCGTAATCTGTCAATTAACACTATCCCAAAATATGAGGCAAAGTTGGAGTGGATTGCAAAAAGATGTAAAGACTTAAAAGAAAAGGCTGAAATTGACATAGCCTTTGAAAAAATGCGTAGGCAAGCCGAAGAATACAGAAAAAACCTTTTAGTGCATTTAACAGAAGCGAAAAAATACAAGGATAATTACGTTGAATTTAGCGAGAGGGAAGTTGTTGAGGAATACAATCAAGACGCACTTAGACCTTTTGGCAGGGTTTTTATTATTAAGGGTAACGAGAGAGGAAATTGGTTTTATGGAGAGGGCAAGAAATGAATAAAAATTATCTCAACAACGTAAGGCTAAGAGAACGAAGATTATCCGCCCACCAATGTTTAGCCTGCGGTAAACAGTTAGAAGAAGATTATACTTCTGTATACTGTGAAACGTGCCGAGAAAAACGGAATAAAAATGCAAGAGAAGAAAGAGAATGGTACCAAAGCCATAAAATATGTCCAAGGTGTCGCAAAGTCGAAATAGGTTCAAGTGAAAGTTGTTGTCCGGAATGTAGAGCCAAGCTGTGTGCAAACGTAATGAAGAACAGAAAACGTGAACAATACAACGAAGAACACGCTGTTTGGAGCAAAAAAGCCTATGCAAATTGTGTTGAAAACGGTATTTGTACACGATGTCGCAAAAGAAAAGCCGACAACGGCTACAGGACGTGCGGAATTTGTCGTGAAAAAGACAGAGTAACTAGACAGGTAAGGAATAACACACAGTTCAACCGAGAAATAAAAGAAAAACAAGGTTTATGTTGCTTCTGCAATGAAAAAGCCTTGCCTGGATATAAGGTGTGCCAATTCCACTACGATATGTGCATTGACAAATTGAAAGACCCTAAATGTATTGCCGGTAGAAAAAAAATAAGGCCAAGGAGCATAAAATTTTGAAAACAAGAGAATGTATAACGTGTAAACACTTTTTAATTTGTAGCGGCAAGGAAAATGACAAGCCTTGTATTAAGTACGAAGCAAGAAACAAAGAGAATAAAGAAAAAGAATAGGAGAGAATGGCTTATGAAGTTATCAGAACTGACTAAGCCAGAACTTGAAAAAATCAAAGAAAATGCCAATTTTACTGATGAGGAATTGAGAATCTTTAAACTTCTGTCGCAGGATAAAAGCATAACCGATATTGCGGTGCGTATGTCCGCAAGCAACAGGACGATAAACAGGAAAATTAGTAAAATCAAGCAAAAAATTAGTAAGTTGGAGGTTTTAAATGATTAAAGTTACTCAAAACGGAGTAGATGTGAATATAGAAAATATAACTATTCCGGACAGCTTACAAAAGATAATTGCCGAAGTGATTGACAATAAATAAATATGTGTTAAAATTATGCCGTATAACGTGATAAATGCGGCACATTTTTACTAAAGGAGGATTGACAATGGAATGTGTCGCTTATATGAGAGTATCGACAGAAAAACAGGCTGTTGAGGGTAACGGACTTGATAGCCAAAAGCGAGATATTGAAAACTACTGTAGAAAAAATGAGCTTGTGATAACAGATTGGTACATTGATGACGGTTACACCGGAGCAAATATGGACAGACCGGGATTGCAAAGGCTTGTAAATGATTGCAGCCGGAAAAGAGTAAGCTGCGTTGTAGCTTTTAAACTTGACCGATTATCAAGGAATATGATTGACGGAATATACCTTATTGAGAAAGTATTTCAAAAGTGCAATGTTACGTTCAAATGCGTTCACGATAGTGTGAATTACGATAGTCCTATGGAGCAGGCTTACACGCAGATGATGGCTGTATTCGCACAACTTGATAAAAATACTATGATGTTGCGTATGCGTGGTGGTATGCTAGAAAGAATAAAACAAGGCTATTGGATGGGCGGCGGTAATTTACCGTATTGTTATTCCTACAGCAAAGAACAAGGCATATTAATACCTATCCCAGAACGTGCGGAGCAGGCAAGAAAAGCACTTGAATTATTCATATCCGGCTATTCGGATGTCAAAATTAAGGAAATTTGCGGTTTTAAGTCCGAACTTGTCACAAGGAATATCTTAACCGGTATCGTTAATATAGGAATGATACCCTATAAAGGTAAGATATATCAAGGCAGGCATGAACCTATTTTTGACAAAGGCAGATTTAATCTTGCACAAGAATTGAGAAAAACTAGGGCGAAATCTAGGGTAACCTGCCAAACCGAACCTAATCTGCTGACCGGATTATGTTATTGCGGTGTTTGTGGGTGTGCTATGCGGTATCAAAAATGGACAAATGGCGAACATAAGATATATTGTATGTCCCGAAACAAGTCTATGAGCTACTTGCCTAACTACAATGCTAATTGTAATAATTCGCTTGAATGGGCTGATGACATAGAAAAACAGGTAGAAAAGGAAATTCTTAAAATATCATTGAACTTGTCATCATATAAACCAAAGGAAAAGGCGACAAAACTTGAAATTATGCAATCGCAGCTTGATAAAGAGCAGACTAAGTTAAAAAGATTATACAACCTGTATGCCGACGGAAATGATACAGTTTTGGAAATGATTAAAGAATCAGAATCGCTGATTAAGACAATGAAAGCTAATGTTTTGTCGGAAAGCAAAAGCACAGCCAACACACAGAAAAAGGAATTTGTTTACGAGAACATAAAAAAACTTGCCGACGTTTGGGATAACATCGACAAGAAAAAGAAAAATATGATACTTAAGACTATAATAGACAAAATTGTTATAGTCAATGGAAATATCGAAATTCAATTAAAAAATTTTTAGCACAAACTTAATGCTGTGCCCATGATAATTGGGGAGATAAGACGTTTTTTGAGGGATAACAGCCAGA